ACGGACATTGGCCCTGTTACAGAAGTTCTTTCAAAACTGATGACAGGTCATTTGCTTAGAGTTATTGATGATGCGGATCTTGATAGGATTGCGGGCGGAACTTTGTCCTCATCTCAAGTTGACAGCGCACTTGAGTTTTCAGTCTTCCGCATAGATGCTCGGCCCCCGTCAGGTAGAACGCCATTAGGTGGTGACGGTAATCCTTACAATGCTCGTCGTACTACTCAATACAGTCAAAGTACACGGGTAGAGGCTATAAAAAGAGCGTTGAAGGGAGCGATTGAAGACCCTGATTCTAGTTTCATCGACGCAGAGGACATTGCTACTCTGAATCGTGTGATTGCAAAACGGGCGCAGGAAGGTGACACGATTGATTTTGCTGCCGAAGGTGGCACCCTAGGCTCTGAGCAAATGGGCGGCACGAATCTCAGCAGAGCGTTTTATGAAGGCGTTCGAGATGCTATGGATCGAGGAGAAACGCCCCTTGAGTTTTTGTTGGCAGACGCTGTGCCCGGTTCTCCTACAGGCACAGGCAGCTTTGATTTACTTCTACAGGATGACCCAGGCACGTTTGGTTTTCTGGGGGCAAATGTTGATGATGTCCTGCTTGCTGACACCCACACCAGTGTACCGGCGATGGTTCAACGTAACTTGCAACAGCGAATTACCACCGACATTGCCGGCACTATTGAGCAGGGCATATTCCGTCCAACGCCACCAGAAAACAGTATTTCAGAAATGAATGCACTTATTGATTCTGCGCCGAGTATAAGTGCGGAACGTGGTGAAGAATTAAAACGCTCATTTGAAACTTGGGTAAACACTATCAACAACCCCGATGCGCCTGATGCCTATCGTCCTGGCACTCCTTTTGCTGGTAAGTCTTCGGATGCGTATTTCAATCAGTTCGCGATCCGTCTGACATTAGCCGAGGCACAAAAGAAAGGACTCGATGGCGTTATTTTTCCTAACTGGGAAGATTTCAGAGATGCTGGGGACCGACCTGTTGCTCAGGTCAGACGAGCAGACGGCACCACAAGAAGTGATCCAGATGTAATTCCTAGAACGATTTATGAAGATCACGTTAAAAAAGGTTTGAAACAGGCTGTAGATAGCAACGATATTGTTGAGCTTGAAACCATTGAAGCTGTCAACCCCACGACAGGAAACTTGGAAAGGCCGCAGGTAGAGGGCAGGGATCACAAAAGCGCGCGCGCCGTGTACTTTGGAGATCGAATTCGCACACGTCGCTATCGGCCAGAGGATCGTCCGTCGCCTGATCAAACGACATATGAAGTAAACATTGGTCCGTTAAGTGATGAGTTTGAGAACAAGGTGATTCGCCGCGCAAAAGGTGGCCCCGTAGACTTACGGCCTACAAAGCTGGTACACTCCGGCATCGGCGCTATGGCACGACAGGTGATGTGATGGGCAAGCTGAAAAACAAGCAAATTGAAGAAGAGGACAAGGAACTCGAGGAGCTTCGCAAAAAGTTCTACGATCCCGGTCCGGGTGAGACTGATTATTCCGAGCAGATGACGTTTGAGCAGTACATCAAGCGTATTGGCCCTCGTAAAGCAAAGGGTGGCATGGTCAAGGGTTTCAGCCCCATTGCTCGTCCGCAACGATTCAAAGGCGTATTTTAATGGCACTTCCTCCGCAGATGGTTGATATGGCGATGGGAGCCGGTGGTCCGGCAGACCAGATGCCTGAAGAGTTGATGGTCGAACTTCCCGAGGAGAACATGCTCCCCGACGGCATTGAGCTTGCCGGCATGGAAGAGATGGTCGAGGTTCAGGCCGAGATGTACGACCACAACGCAAATCTTGCGGAGATTCTTGACGACTCTGTTCTTGGCACGTTGTCTTCCGAGCTTCGTGACAAGGTTGACGACGACAAGGAGTCGCGAGAGGATTGGGAAGAGGCGATTGCCAAGGGCTTGAAGCTGCTTGGTGTGAATTACGAGGAGCGTAACGAGCCGTTTCTTGGTGCGAGTGGTGTGCATCATCCGCTGTTGAGTGAGGCTGTCACGCAGTTTCAGGCGCAGGCGTACAAGGAAATGCTGCCTGCTGGCGGTCCTGTAAAGACGCAGGTTATTGGTGCGGCAACTCAGGTCACTGAAGATCAGGCGCAACGCGTCAAGGACTTCATGAACTATCAGATTACGGAGATCATGGAGGAGTATGACCCGGACACGGATCAGATGCTGTTTTATCTGCCGCTGACGGGTTCCACATTTAAGAAGGTCTACTTCGACGCCGGCAAGCAGCGGGCTGTTTCGAAGTTTGTCCCGGCGGAAGATCTGATTGTTCCGTACTCGGCGAGTGACTTGAACACTGCCGAGCGTGTCTCACATGTAGTACGTATGACCGAGAACGAGCTTCGCAAGCTACAGGTCGCTGGCGTGTATCGGGACATTGAACTTCAGGCAGGAGATGAAGACGATGATAGCTCGATTAGGCAAACTGGCAACGAGTTGCAAGGTGTCCGTCCATCATATGGTGACGATGTTCACACACTACTTGAAATCCACACAGAAATTGATCTTGAAGGGTTTGAAGATGTTGGACCCGATGGTGAGCCTACGGGCGTTAAACTACCTTACATTGTCACTGTGGATGAAGATTCAGGACAGGTTCTCTCAGTGGTTCGAAACTATCGACAGGCCGATCCTCTTCGTAGAAAACGACAATACTTTACCCACTATAAGTTTCTTCCTGGGTTTGGCTTTTATGGCTTTGGCCTGCTTCATACTATAGGGGGCTTGTCACGTGCAGCGACATCTATCCTCCGCCAACTTATCGATGCGGGCACTCTTTCGAATCTTCCTGCTGGCTTTAAAGCTCGTGGTGTTCGTATTCGTAACGACGATGAGCCGCTTTCTCCTGGCGAGTTCCGTGATATTGATGCTCCCGGTGGTGATCTTCGGAATGCTCTTATGCCCCTTCCATACAAGGAACCTTCTGGGACACTTGCTCAACTACTGGGCGTTATCGTCGATTCAGGAAGACGCTTTGCCCAAGTCGCCGACGCAAAGATCGCAGACACTAACGCACAAGCTCCCGTCGGAACCACAGTTGCACTGATTGAACAGGGATCGAAGATCATCTCCTCGATCCACAAGCGTCTGCACTATGGGCAGAAGCAAGAGTTTCGTCTTCTTGCCGAAGTGTTCGCCGACAATCCGATGCCATACCCATACTTCGTCGGGCAGAACATCCCGCCGGAGATCATGCAGCAGGACTTTGATGGCCGCGTGGACATCCTGCCTGTGTCGGATCCGTCGATTTTCTCGATGTCACAGCGCCTGTCGTTGGCACAGACGCAGATGCAGTTAGCATCGCAGGCTCCGCAGCTTCACAATCAGTATGAAGCGTATCGGCGCATGTATGATGCGTTGGATGTGAAAAACATTGACGCTATTTTACCGCCTCCGCAACCACCGCAGCCTGTTGATCCGGCTACAGAGAACGCAAACGCTGTGAAGGGCATGCCGCTTCAGGCGTTCCCAGATCAGGACCACGAAGCGCATATCATGACACATGCTATGTTCTTGTCCTCGCAGGTTGGCGGCGCCAACCCGCAGGCGTTTGTTCTCTTACTATCACACGTTCAGGAGCACATTGGCATGCTGGCACGTGATCAGGTCATGGCGTTCTTCCAAGAAGCTGCCAAGCAGGCTATGGCCGCAGGTGAGCCGGTTCCGCAGATAGCGCCGGATCTTGTTGAGTCCACCGTGGCGCAACAAACCAGTCAGATTATGCGTGACATCATGCCAATGCTTCAGCCGGCACAGCAGCAGGATCCGCTGGTGGCCATCCGCCAACAGGAACTGGAAAACTCGCAGGCGGAAATTCAGCGTAAGATGATGAACGATCAGATGGACTTCCAGATTGATCAGGCCAAGCTGCAACAGGCTTTTGATTTAGCGCAGCAGCGTCAAGCTCTACAGTCGGACATTGCTGAAGCACGGAACGATGTCAACGTATACCGCATCAACACACAAGCTGCACTGTCGAGGAACCAATGATTCAGGCATTGATTGGACCTATTGCCTCTTTGGCCAGCACATGGCTCGAGGGCAAGGTTGAGAAGACCAAGGCGGAGACCGGCGCGAAGGTTGCTAAAGCCAAGGCCGAGGCTATAATTATGGAGAAGAAGGCTACGGGCGAGATTGACTGGGATCTTGAAATGGCTCGTGGTAGTCAGTCGTCTTGGAAGGATGAATGGCTTGTAATCTTGTTTTCAATACCGCTCATTCTGAGCTTTATACCCGGTATGGAGGGCGTGGTTGCAAATGGGTTTGAGCAGTTGGAGCAAATGCCTCAGTGGTATCAGTATTCCCTTGGTGTTATTGTTGCTGCTTCTTTTGGCGTACGTAGTGCTACCAAGTTTTTTGGTAAAAAGTGATGCTCATGTGGGATATGCAAAATCGCACCACACCAGAACAGGCGGAGAAGAATCGTGGCCGAAGTTACGATGGAAAGATTTCTGCGGTGGAAGATTCTTCCTCGTTTGATGATGATAATGATGTCGATTTCGGCGTGGAGAGTGGTGGAGTGGTTCATGACCCTTCCGGATCCGACGACAGCACAGGCAGGACTGGTGAGTGTAGTCACGGGGGCCATGACCGGTGCATTTGCGGTATGGCTGGGACACGAGAAGGGTGAATAGACAATGAGACCGATGAGACCACAAGTAGGTTTTGAACTTGCGAACCTATCTCAACCACCTGCATTTGCCCTTCCCTCGCAACGACCGATGAGCATAAGCATTTTCGGTGGCGGGATGCCGGGTGGCGGGATAGCTAGTTTTTTGCAGCCGCTTAGTAATTACTTGCGTAATCAGGTGTCACAGGAACAGATCGATCCGTTTATTCAAGAAGTGACTCAAATGGCTCAAGAGCGTTTCAATCTACAAAACGGTGGTTCATTTCCCCAGACTTCTGTAGACAGCTATCGCAGGCCCGAGATAGAGTTGCTGCCGAGCAATTTTGGACCAGACACAGGTTTTTTACGAGATAAAATATCATCCCCAGCCTTTCCGACCTTTGGTCAACAAGCGAGGTTATTTTGATGGCGCGTCCACGTATTAGGCAGTTTGCTGATGATTTAGGAATCGGGTATGATGATGCCAAGAATCTTATTACCAAGGGCCGTCGGCGCAAAGACGGTGGCTCTCAAGTGCTGGAGAGCAACATGGAAAAGATGAAGAAGATGCAGATGGGTGGTTCTAGCACTCTCTCAAGCATTCAAAATGAGGTTGATAAAATAAACAAGTCTTTCAGAGATGAGGCTGCGCGAGTAGGTCGTATGGCTGACATTGTGACGAGAGACACGGAAATCGATGTCGATAAAAAAGATAAGAAGAAAAAGAAAGGCGAAAGGACTGACGGGAGAGGTGGGGTTCCTGGTCGTCCTACTAGTCAGACAACAAAGCGTAAAAACTATGCTATGGGCGGAACAGCAGACGTAGATGCATCTTCGCAAGCTCGTGGTGCGGGTGCTGCAATCAGGGGCACTAAATTCTCAGGAGTGTACTAAGTGGCTCAGACTTTCCGCACAGATCCCGATACGGGTAGAACGGTAATCAGTCAGGACAACGTCGTTGGTCGGCAGATGGCCAGCGGAGAGCGTATCGATAATCGTTTCGCAACGGACGATCCCCGTCCTAGCTATGATACAATGAACGCTCCGACACGTCCCGGCACCGGGTACATGTCGCGTTCGGAATTTGAGTCTTTGTCGGGCATGACGGAGACGAACCCTTACGGCAAGAAAGGTTTTTTTAGTCGCGTTTTTGGAATTGATCCAAGCAAGGTTGACTACACCAATAATCTGGGTCCGCAAGGCATAGAAAACGTAAAGATTCAGGCATACGACAGGTTTATGAACCCGTTTGCTCAAGAAGATGCCTTTGGCCGACCTACGATGGGAGCTAATTTTTCACAGGGCACGACCAGAAGTGGTGTTCGTCCGGGGGATCAGACAATTTTTGGTCCGGCGGCATCGGGCCAAGCAGAGGGCATCGCCAGCTTTTTGCAAAACATGCCTGGAATATTTGGAATGGCTGGTCGCTCTATGGCTCCAACCGTTATTCCGGGCACTGTAGGCAGTGACGCTAGAGGTCAAGACAGAGGGATTTATGACTTTAATATCCCGGACAACATGGATCAGTTGGTTTCTTCTGCGCTACGACAAGACGCGTTTGACGCTCGTGATCCAGCGGCAATTCTTGAAACAATTGATCGCGGGATATTTACGACCGACGACGATAGTCCAAGTGGCGCAGTAG